CGCAAGAACTGGTCGAGCGTCATGCTGTTCAACCTCGACCACCCGGCGATCCACAACCTCACGATCGCCAAGGTCAACAGCTGGGCCGGGCGCAACCTCCACGGGTTCGACTGGCTGGAGGATCAGTTCCTCGGCGACCTGCCGCCAGAGTGGAATCACCTCGTCGGCGTCAACCCTCCAGACCCCAACGCCAAGCTGGTGCACTTCACCCTCGGCGTGCCCAGCATGGCCGGGTACGAGAACTGCGAGCACGCGGCCGAGTGGTGGTCGTACCCCCAGCCAGCAATCCTTGCCGAGCAGCACAGGCCGTCACCGGAATGCCGACTGCACTGATCCTCGGCGGGGCCAACTGTCTGGAGGCAGACCGCGCGGAAGCGCTCAAGCTGTTCACGCCTGATCTCGTGATCGCCTGCAACCACGCTGGCCGTGACGAGCCGGGGCGACTTGACCACTGGGCGACGATGCACCCCGAACTTTACCCCAAGTGGCTGGCCGATCGCCAAGCGGCCGGGCGGCCCTCGCCGGGCAAGCTGTGGCACGCCGAGCATCGCCGCCGCTGTCTGGTCGAAAGCGAGGCGATTTCCAGCTGGGGAGGCTCGTCGGGCCTGCTGTGCGTGCGCGTGGCGATCGAACTGGGATGCGAAAAGATCGTGCTGGCCGGGGTGCCGATGCGAAAGGGTTTCGAGCACTACGACAGGGCTGGGCCATGGCTGGAGGCTGTGCAATATCACAACAACTGGCGGCGGCGGTTGCCGGTCATGCGCGGCAGGGTGCGCAGCTTTTCCGGCTGGACAGCCGAACTGCTCGGCCGACCGACCAAGGAGTGGATCGATGGCTAACGAACTCGAACGCCTCGACCAGCTGCTGGCCAAGCAGGAAAAGCGCATCGCGCAGGCAATTAGGGACTATTTGGCGATCGTCAACTCCGAGGTCGTGGTCAGCGTGATCACCGACCTGCTGGAGCGGGGCCGGGCCGAGGATGCGATTGCGTACCTCAACACCTACGTGAACCGGATCGGCGACACGATCCCGAGCATCTGGCAGGAAGTTGGCGAGGACGCGATGGACGATCTGCGCCAGCTGCTGCCCGCCGCCGCAGTGGGAATCAGCTTCGATGTGACGTTTCCGCGCGCTGCCGAACTGATCAGGGCCAACCGGCTGGAGTTCATCCGGGATTTTACCGAGAGTCAGCGCGATACGCTCAGGCAGGTGCTTGAACGATCGATGATAGAAGGAAGCGGCACCGAGGCGACCGCTAGGGCGTTCCGCTCGGCAGTTGGCCTATCCCCGGTACAGGAAACTGCCGTGGCAAACTACCGCCGATCGCTGGAGGCGAACAGCAGGCACGCACTCGACTACGTGCTGAGGGATCGCCGGTTCGACCGGACGGTGACCGGGGCGATCGAGCGTGACCGGCCGCTGACCGCAGCCCAGATCGACCGCATGGTGGACCGCTACCGGGCGCGCCGTATCGCAGCACGAGCAGCCGACATTGCTCGAACGGAGGCCCACGACGCTTTCAGCGCAGCACGGCTGGAAGCGCTGGAGCAGATGGTTGAGGAGACCGGGATCGATCGCGGCCGTGTAATCCGTATCTGGAACGTCACGCCGGACAAGCGGCTGCGGGACTGGCACGCCACCATGAGCGGTCAGGAGCGCAAGCTGGGCGAAACATTCGAGGATGGTCTGGGCAACCAACTGAGGCGGCCGGGCGACCGGCAGGCACCCGCTGAAACGGTGATCAACTGCCGTTGCACCGAGACCTTTAGGATCGCCGCTGCGGCGTGACCTTGTGCACGGGCGATGTTTTAGTTACTTGATGATGCCCATGGGGTCAGGGACGAGACCGTGGGATCAGAAGCCAAGTTCGTAAAAGCAGAGGTTGCCAAGGTCGACGAGGGCCTTGGTCTGGTGTTTGGCTGGGCGATCGTCTGCACCGAAAAGGGCGAGGATCACTTCGACCTGCAAGGCGACCATATCCCCGAGGGAGTCATGGTCGAGGCGACCACCGAGTTTATGAAAAACGCCCGGGTCGCCAAGGAAATGCACACGGGCGACCAGATCGGCGCGATCGTGCACAGCTTCCCGCTGACCACCGATATCGCCAAGGCGATGGGCATCCAGACCGAAAAGACCGGCTGGATGGTAGCCATGGCACCCAATGACGGGGTGCTCCAGAAATTCCGCGATCGCGTGTACACCGGCTTCTCGATCGGTGGCGACTGCTCGTACGTCGAGGAGGCCGCCTGATGCCCCGCTTGAAAGATGGCACGATCGTTCGCGCACGGTACACCAAGCTGGGCTTGGGTGAACTGTCGGCCGTGGATCGCCCCGCTCAGCCGGGCGCGACCATGGCAATTATGAAGCGCGACGATGGCGACGATTCCGCCGAAAAAATCAGCCCCTTTACCGACGCACTGAGTCAATCCATAAGTGCGGCTGTTACTGATAAGCGGCTCTCGGGGGACGAGCGCACGGCAGAGATCGAAAAATCGGTCGCCAGCTTCCTCTCCTCGATCCGTGAAATGGTTAGCAAGAAGGATGGTCCGATGCCGAAGTCGATCGAACAGCTGGAAGCCGATCTCGCCAAGGTCAGCGGCGAACTAACCGACACGTCCAGCAAGCTGGCAGTCGCGACCGGTCAGGTCACCGAATTGACCGCCCGGGCCGAAAAGGCCGAGAGCGAGTTGGAAACGGCCAAGGCCGATCTGCTCAAGGCGACCGACGAGGTGCTGAAAATCGACGAGAACACCGAGGTCAAAAAGTCCGAGGTGGGCGAGGCCCAGTTCAAGGTCACCAAGTCGCTCGTCGAAAAGGCCGAAATGGCCACGTTCGAAAAGCGGGCCGATACCGATTTCCGCCATGTTGTCGGCAAGACCGAGGACAAGGCCAAGGCCTTGAAGGCGATCGCAGGTATCGCCGACGAGGACACCCGCAAGGCGGTCGAGGCGATCGTGCAGAGCGCCGAGAACATGGCCAAGCAGGGCTTTGGCATGATCGGCGGCAACGGCGGCGTTCCGCCCACCGAGGAGCAGTCGGTCGCCAAGCGCGATTTCGACGCCGAGGTCCAGAAGAATATCGACGCTGGCATGAAGCGCACCGAGGCAATGTCCAAGGCGCGCCGCGACCACGCCGATCTTTTCGCCAAGTCGCAGGGCGACGAGGCGGCTGCGCAGTAAGGCCGAGGGCCGGGATCAGAAGGGACCAAGACGATGGCAGTTCAGAAGCAAGACGGCCTTTTCACCGATGTTGCGGTAAGCGCCTCGGACCTGACCGGTGACGAGTTCAAGTTCTGCGCGGTCGATAACACGACCGGCGAGGTCGACCTGTGCGGCGACAACGGCCAGATTTCCGGCGTTATCAGCGAGGGCAAGGCCGTGGGCCTGCACACCTCGTTCAACACGCGGGGCAACCCGATTCTCAAGGTGATCGTCGGCGAGGCTATCAGCCGTGGCGACGATGTGGCCAGCATGGCTGGCGGCCTTGCCAAGACCGGCTCGACCAATTCGTTCGGCGTGGCGCGCAACAACGCGGCGGTCGGCGAGTATGTCGAGATCAATACGCTGCGCACCACTTAATTTGTTGAACTTGCCGGGCCGGTAGCGAACCGGACGGATTGATCGACGGGGAGTTAGGACGATGAATGATCAAGTTCGTGAGGCCCGCAAGGTCAACGATATTGCTGGCGAACTGTACGCCGATGCCTACCTGACCAACTTCTCTCTGGCGTTCCGCCAAGAGGAGGAGGTGTTCGTGGGTCCGAGCGCCGCCACGCCGATCGGTGTCTTGCAGGAGTCGGGTAAGTACGCGACCTACCCGCGTGGTTACTTCCTTCGCGACGAGGCCGAGGTTCGTCCGCTCGGTGGCCGCCCGGTGCAGGTCGGCTACAAGGTCCAGCCCGACACCTACGCGGTCGAGGAATGGGCGCTGGAGCACACGATCGACGATCGCCAGCGCGCGAACGCGGCCGGTGGCCCGTACGACCTCGACGAGGCTGGCGTGGCGCTGCTGGAGGGCAAGATGCTGATCCGCGAAGATCGCACTTGGGGAACCCAGTTCTTCCAGACCGGCGTGTGGACGTTCGATATCGACCTCAGCCTCGATTTCGATCCGTTCAACGACGCGGCCAGCAACCCGATCCAAGCGATCGACTACTATGCGCTCCAGATGGCCAAGGCCACTGGCCGCCGTCCGAACACCATCGTGTTCGGTGCCGCCGTCACCGACGCGCTGCGCATCAACCCCGATATCGTCGACCGGGTGAAGTACACTCAGCGCGGCATCGCGGACGAGCAGCTGCTGGCGAGCCTGTTCCGTGTCCGCACGGTCAAGACCGCAATGTCGGTGTACAACACCGCAGCCGAGGGTGCGGCCGATGATTTCGAGTTCATCCTCGACGAGAACGCCATGTGGATGGGCTACATCGAGCCTGCCCCGCGCATGAACGCACCGACCGCGATCGCACGCTTTGGCTGGACCGGCCTGTACCCGGGTGCCAACCAAGCAGGCGGCGTGATCCTGCGCGGCCGCGACAGCCGGGCATCGAGCGACTGGATTCAGTCGCGCAACGCCTATGCGTACAAGCAGATTTCGGCCGACCTCGGTGCATTCTTCACGAATGCGGTGATCCCCGAATCGTTCTAGTCAACCCGGGGGCGGGGGACGAATTTAGGAGAGTAGGCGATGCCTAAACTTGAGCCGTTCGATCCCTCGCGCCCGCTGGTAGCTGCCAGCCGTTTCGTCCGCGTCCATGGAACCACCTATCGCCGGAACGAGGCCGTGCCATACGTCGCGGCCGACGATCGAATCCTCAAGCGCCTGTACGACCTCAGGCGGATCAAGCACGGCGACGGCGAGCCGGTCGAGCGCCGGACCCCGCGCGAGCGCTTCATGGACGGAAACACCGAGCGTGCAGTGCAGGTCAAGGAGGCCGAGGGCAGGGTGGATGATATGGAGCAGGCCAAGGCCGACGAACTGGCCAAGGCCAACACCAAGGCCGAACTGCTCGAAATGGCCGGACCCGATGGTGACGGCGTGGCCGTCGAGGGCGTGACCGACAAGCAGACCAAGGGCGAGATCGCGCTGGCGCTCGTGCGTGCCGGTCGTGGGACTGCTTGACGGCGAACTTCGACAAGCGATCTGGGACGGGTTTCGAGGCCGACTCCTGAAAGGTGTCCTGCGCCGGTATGACACACCGGTCAGCGGCGGCCTCGATGAACTCGGCGACCCGACCGATACACCGGCACCGACCGACTATCCGATCGAGGGTTTCCGCGACGAGTACAGCCGGTTCACCAAGCTGCAATCCGGCATCCCAGAGACCGACTACAAAATCTGCATATTCGGCGGATCGCAGCCGGACCTTACCCCCAAGGCTGGCGATCTGGTGCGGTTCGACCCGGCGACCGGCTCCTACTGGTCGAGGCTGCGCGGCGGGCCGGGCGGGGTCAGGATCGACCCGGCAGGTGCACTGTGGGAATGTCAGGCCTTCCCGGCCGAGGAACCCGTGGTATGAGCGTGCGGTGGCATGGCGAGGCGCTGCTGGCGCGGGCGCGCGATGGTGCGATGCGCGGCGTGACCGAGGGGATCGGCATCGTCGAGCGCAAGGCCGTCGACCTGATCCTTAACACGGCCAAGACCGGCAAGCTGTACCGCAGGCGTGGTGTGGTTCATCAGGCCTCGGCCCCGGGCGAGCCACCGGCCAGCGACACCGGCAACCTCGTGAACAGGCGGCGGATCGACCTGATCCCCGAGCGGCTGGCTGGCCGACTGACCTTTTCGGCTCTTTACGCGGTGTACCTCCAGCACGGCACTCTGCACATGGAACCGCGACCATGGGCTGACCGGGCGCTCAACGAGACCGAGGGTGACGTGCGCTCGGCCATTCTTTCCAACGTCATTGCGGCCGTCACATGAGCGACCTGTACGGCCCGATCCGCACGGCGATGATTGGGGATGCGGTGATTGCCGCTGACCTCAGCGACTGGAAGGGCGAGCCTGCCTGCTTCACCCGGCGACCGGTACCGGACGATGCGGTGTTCCCGCTGTCCGTGATCAATCCTCCAGAGACCAACGATATCGACGCGCTCAGTTCGCGCCGTGACCAGTCGGTCGTGGCGATCGCCTTCTACGGCACCAAGGCCGAGCCTCAAGACCCTGCGGACCAGACCCGCACGATCGAGAATTTGGCCCAGCGCGCCTTCGATCTTTTCCACCGGAATAAGTGGGCTATCCAAAGCGATGCTTTTGAAATTATAGATATCGTCGCGTCGGGGCCATTCGCAGGCCCTACGGACGATGACAAGCAGGTTGCGCGGATCGTCCGCCTGCGGGTGCGACTAGGGAGGAACTAATGAGCGTTCAAGCAGCAGCTGGTACCAAGGTCTATATCGGCACCACGGCGATCCCGCCAGATATCGAGGATTTGGACGACGCTTCGGCGCTGCTCATTTTCCAAGCGGATTCGTACATCGAGATCGGCGAAGCCGAGGACTTGGGCGAATACGGTGACCAGTCGCAGGATGTGACTTTCGAGTCCCTCAGCGACAGCCGCACGCGCCACCTCAAGGGCACCCGCGATGCAGGCGTAATGCCGCTCGTGGTTGGCGACGATCCAGAGGACGAGGGCCAGCTGGCGTGCATCGAGGCCGAGGCCAGCCACCTTGATTTCAATTTCAAGGTCGTGCTCAACAATGCGGTCACGCTGGGCGGCACCGGGCAGGTCGACTACTTCTACGGCAAGATGATGGGCAAGCGGAAGAATGTCGGCAGCGTTAACAACGTGGTGCGGTCGAATTTCTCGATCGGCATCAACAGCCGCATCGTCACCGATCCGGCAACCTAAAGCGAGGTAACATGGCCGAGGCCAAGAGCCAGCCCGAGCCGGGCGCTGGCGATATCACGATCATGCTCGCGGGCAAGGAGCAGACCATGCACCCCTCGCTGGAGGCCTGCATGGCGATCAGCAAGCTGGCCGGTGGCGCTCACAATGTTATCAACCGGCTGCTGAGCCTCGATTTCGAAATGATCTGCGAGGTGATCGCGCTGGGAACTGGCTTTACGTCGCTTAACGAACGAAAGATCATCCAGCAGTCCGTGTACGATACCGGCACGATCAACCTGTTCGGCGATTGCGTGCTGTTCGTTCGGATCATCAACAATGGCGGCCGCCTGCCGGACGATAGCGAAGGAGGCGACGAGGACGAACCCGACGCCCCTTTATCTCAGCCCGAGAGTTCTATAACCGCCTAGCCGGGCAGGCGCTCGGCGTTCTCAAATGGCCGCCCGAGCAGGCCTTCAAAACCGATGTGAACCTGATCCTGATGGCGCTGGATGCCAATTCGGCCATGATCAGGGCAATATTCGGAAGTGCCGAGGACGAGGGCGAACAGGCCAAGCCGATCGGCAAGCCGCAAGGGGCTTCCGTCACCCAGTGGTTGGCGTTTTCCAAAAAACATAATTCAAGGTATCAGGGGCGCAGGCGTGGACGGCGGCCGGTAGCACCGGCCAAGGCGAAGGGGCAGCGCGGTGGTACTTGAGGCCGGTACTCTTGCAGAGGTAAGCGTTGAGGTCTCGGCCGACCTGACCAAGCTGGAGGCCGGGTTCGCAAAGGCCCGAGATCAGGCCGTCAAGCACAACGCCGACATGAAGCGCCTGACCGCCGATCAGTGGTCGAAAATCCACTTGGATCGGATCAACAAGGCCATGACCGATCAGCAACGCGCCGCCGCCGCCCTGATCCCGACTTACCAGAAAAATGCCGCCGCCTCGCGCGACCGGGCCGAGGCCCTGCGCCGGTCGACTGCTCGGTCCATGGAGGAGATTGCGGCATCACGCCGAGCCGTCGCGCAGTTGCAGGCCGAGACCGTGGCGCGCGCAAGGAACGCGGCGTCAATGCGCGGGATTGGGGGCGGCGGGCCACCGGTCCTCG